GGACATCGTGTTGAGTTTGATGCGAGTCAGGTAAAAACTGCACTTGGTATTGCTACTAATAAACTCAAGTCATATAAAGAGATGGCAGCATTCCTTGGTTCAAAAAGATATACTGCTGATTCTTTGATTGAGTATTATAACACTGTGTTTCCAAGAACTACAGATAAAAGAGTTCAAGGAAAAGGATTATCTGTTGATACACTATCAAGAAACGCATTGATATCATTGCAATCAATTGATAGTCAACCTGGAGCAAGATTTGCTGAAGGTTCTTGGTGGCAAGCATTTAACTCTGTGACTTTTGTTACAGATCATATGCAGGGTCGAGATGCAGATAGTCGTCTTTACTCATCATGGTTTGGATTTAATCAAGGTCGCAAACGTGATGCAATGAAGACTGCAGTGGAGTTTGCAAATGCTTCTTAGAAAATTTTTACTTACTGGTGCCATCGTATCTTTTACGATGGCAGGTATTGATTTTGCGCGTGCAGAAACAGTTCAAGATCACTACAAAAATGTAGTCGTAAAAAGACCATATTCAGTTCAAGTTTGCACACAAGGCAATGGCAAGTCTGATCTGGAAAATTTACTCGAAGGTGCCATCATCGGTGGTGCCATTGGTAATAATGTGCCAGGAGAAGATGGTGGTGGTGCTATGGGTGCTATCATCGGTGGTCTTCTCAATAGTGAGAAAAATAAAGGTCAAAGGTGTCAAGTTGAAACAAGATACGAGGAAGAATATCAAAATGTTTATTCTCACTCAACTGTCACTTTTTATTATAATGGAAGACAATACACATTAAGGTTTAACAAATGAGTCCGAATCCACATTACATAAACATGATTATTAATTTTAGTATATTAGGTGTTTTAATATACGTTGCATTTATGGTGTCATAATGAAACAGGAACAAATAGTCGAAAAGGCAGAAAAAATATATAAGTGGATGAAACTCAATCGTGATAATGATTGGATTCAAAATACTGGCAATATTTGGTTAAAGTATATGGCAAGGAGATATAATGAAAGCACATAAACCTGATATGCTTGCAGCATGGGCAAAAGAAAATAAAGTTCCTGGATGGGAAAGGATATATCAAGCATACGATCCAAAGGAAAGAGAAAAACGTAGGCAACAAAGTTTAAAATACGCGCAAAGAAAAAGTAATCAATAAATAAAGACTTAAGAAAGAGGGATCGTGGTGATCCCTCTCATAACTAAAAGGGAGAAATTACTATGGAACTAGTAACTCTCTGGATGGCAGTTGGATTTTTATTTGCTGCTTATTCAGTTATTGCAAACGATTCAGTACAAACTCTCGGTACTTGGATCGCATCAAATAATGAGAGATTTAATTGGAAGACGATGTGGTTATCCGCTTCGTCTGTTTTATTATGGGCACTATGGTATGGTTGGTACACTAATGGTGGTGACATATCATATGGACGACTGAACAAAATACCATGGCAAGAGATACAATGGTATCATGCCATGGCACCAGGACTACTACTAATATTGACACGTATAGGTGTACCAGTGAGTACATCTTTTTTAGTATTAAGTGCATTCGCATCTACTTTCATTTTAGAAAAGATGTTGATGAAATCGATGATGGGATATGCAGTTGCCGCAGTAGCAGCATACATTATCTGGATTGGTGTTACAAAGATACTTGACGAAGCAAAACCTGTCAAAGAAGAACATAAAAAACTTTGGAGGATTGGTCAATGGGTGACAACAGGTTTTCTATGGTGGACTTGGTTATCTCATGATATGGCAAATATTGCTGTATTTCTTCCAAGGCAGATACCAGTCGACTTAATGATCGGAATCAGTATTATCTTTGTTGCTGGATTATGGTGGATGTTTAGAGAGGGTGGTGGTAAAATTCAAAACATCGTTCTTGAAAAACATAACACAAGATATGTTCGAAGTGCCACTATTATTGATGCTGTATATTGGATTATTCTATACTTCTTCAAGGAGTTGAATGATATTCCTATGTCAACTACATGGGTCTTTGTTGGACTTCTTTGCGGTAGAGAACTTGCAATGGCAACTATGACAGGTAAAGAAAAATTCAAAGTTGTGTTTCCATTGATTGGTAAAGACTTCTTAAAAATGATGGTTGGTCTTGCGGCATCAGTTGGTGTTGTATTATCAATACATTATATTATAGTTCCTGCTGGACTGTAAAAAATACATTTTAAAAGAAAAGCACCTTCGGGTGCTTTTTTTTATTTACAAAAGCATATAAATAGAGTATAATATATGTAGAGGAATTAATGTATTTTAAAGAATTTATTACCGAGCAAAAAAACACACATATGACTCACATTGAAGACAAAGTTCTTTATGGTGGAGTCAAGGGAACGAGAGAAGCAATACTTGCTCTCCGATCTTTGAGAGATACACTAGGAGGTGAACATGACGGGAATGTTAGTGTTAAATGGGATGGTGCTCCTGCTATCTTTGCTGGGATTGATCCTCGTGATAACAGATTCTTCGTGGCGAAAAAGGGGATCTTTAACAAGTCTCCCAAAGTATACAAGAGTGATGATGATATTGATGCTGATACTTCTGGCGATCTTAATAAGAAGTTTAAGTTGGCTTTACAGTATCTCCCACTTTTGGGTATAAAAGGAGTGATACAGGGTGACTTTTTGTATAGTTCAACAGATGTCAAAACTGAAAAAATTAAGGGAAAGTCATACGTCACTTTCCATCCTAATACAATCGTTTATGCAATACCAGCAGGCACGCCAATGGCCAAGGAGATCAAAACATCAAAAATAGGTATTGTATGGCATACAAGATATACAGGTAATTCATTTGAAAATATGAAAGCATCTTATGATGTTAATGTTTCTAAATTAAAGAAAACTAAAAATGTCTGGTCTCAGGATGCAATGTTACGAGACATGACTCAATATACTATGAAAAAAAGTGACACGGAGGAAGTAAATGAATATCTCAGCACTGCAGGAAAAATCTTTAATCAAATTGCAGGATCTACGTTACGAGAGTTGGAGGCTAATCAAAAATTTGCTGGAACTATCGAAACTTATAATAACACTTTTGTTAGGTCTGGTTCTGTGGTTGGTGATACTGCTAAACATGTTGATGGTTTGGTTCGGTACATTACTGCAAAATATAATAAAGAGATTGCAAAACTAAAGACTGATGCAGCAAAAGGTAGGAAACAACAAGCACTTGAAAAAGAATTAGAATTTTTTTCACCCGATAATAAAGTATCATTAAAGAAGATATTTGACCTGCAAAAAGTCATTACTCTTGCCAAATTAAAACTTATAAATATACTTAATAAGTTGAACAGCGCTGAAACTTTCTTAAAAACAAGAAGAGGGTATAAGGTAACTGGTCAAGAAGGTTATGTCGCAATAGACAAACTTGGTGGTGATGCAGTGAAAATTGTTGATCGAATGGAGTTTTCATTCGCAAACTTTTCACCGACTATATTAAAAGGATGGGACAAGCCAGGGAGAAAATAATGGCAAGTGTAATTCGCTTCAAGGATGTATTCAATCAAGTGCCCAATAACGAAGGCACTTCACTTTCATTTAAAGATCTGACTCCTGTAGAGTATCGTCCTGGAGAAGACGAACTCGTAAATTATCGCGCATATCGTCGTAAAAGATTAAATGAGTCTACAGATTCATCTACTTGTGATGATTGTGGATGTGATCCATGCAGATGTGACGAGGTTGTTGACGAGGCACTTACTGTCCAACAAAGAATGAAAAAATCTCGCATGATGAAACGATTGAAGTCACGCATCAAGATTGGTCGCCAACGTGCGAAACGTAAATTAGCATCAAAAGAAAAATTACAAACTCGTGCAAATCGTCAAGCGCGAGATAAAATAGTTCGTAAGATTACAAAAGATATTCCTAAAAAAGATTTGACCTTTGCTCGTAAAAATGAAATAGAAAAAAGATTAGATAAACCTGCATTCAAGTCTCGTATAAAAAGATTAGCAAAGAGAATGTTTCCTGCAATCCGAAGAGCAGAAATGCAAAGGAAAAAGCGTTGATAAATTCTTTTAAGAATTATCTAGT